GATTGCCAAAAATTTAATGTTGGCTTACAAATGGGGCCTGAAGACAATGTATTATAGTTTGATCAACAAGGTAGGCAGTAAAAATGTTCTTAATACACAAACTGATAGTTTAGTAGCTGAACCAGTTACAGTATATAGCGAGTACGCAGACGATGAGGATTGCATTGCTTGTAAGCTCTAGTATGCTAAATATATTTGCCGATCGCGATACTGATAATATCCACCGGCTCTATAACTGTGAGGAGTTACAGCAAATGTATTTACATACTATCCCGGCCTATGTTTATTATATCAAACATATACCAACAGGTAAGTTCTATTACGGTGCTCGCTATAAACATATTGAAATGAATTTTCAACCAGAGGATGATCTTTGGAAGAATTATTTTAGTTCTTCCAAAAAGGTTTTAGAATTAAGGAAACGAGATGGAAATGATTCTTTTGACTATCAAATAATTTATAAAAGTTTAAATCCTGACGAATGTTTCAGATTTGAGCAAAATATTATTAAAGAAAATATTAATAATGTGTTATGCTTAAACAGCAGGTATTTTGATGTAGAAAAAAGCGAAAGAATATTTTCAGTATTTGGTAAAACTCTTTCTACAAAAGGAAAACCAAAATCTGAGATAACTAAAGAACGTATGCGAAAACCTAAAAGTGAAGAGCATAGGAAAAAGATAAGTGAAACACAAAGAGCTAATGGCGGAAATGGCCCAGCTAATCATACAGCAGAATCAAAAAATAAAATAAGAGAATCTTTAAAAGCAAACCCTAGACCTAATAAAATTTGTCCTCATTGTAACAAAGAAGGTGGATTTTTATCTATGAGTCGATGGCACTTCAACAATTGTAAGGAAAAATAAATGTCAAAAGATCAATATGATATTAGCATCAATCCTAATTATCTAAAAAGAAAAATGTTTTTGGACGGAGTAGTTACAGTACAACGTTTTGAAGAATATCGATATCCCAAAATTGCTAAATTTGAAGAAACACAGCGAGGATTTTTTTGGGTACCTGAAGAAATATCTTTAACTAAAGATAAAATAGATCATAAGGAAGCATCAGATGCTGTTAAACACATTTTTACTAGCAATTTACTGCGCCAGACTGCTCTTGATAGTATACAGGGCAGAGCACCATCACAAATCTTTACACCAGTAGTAAGTGTTCCAGAAATGGAGGCATTAGTATCTATATGGTCGATGTTTGAAACAAATATTCACAGTAAATCATATAGTCATATTATTCGTAATGTGTATGGCGTACCTAAAGAAGAGTTCAACAAGATACATGATACCAGTGAAATTATTAGCATGGCCGCTAATATTGGTATACATTATGAAAATTTACACCATTTAAATTGTATTAAAGAAATGGGACAAGTTGTTCCAGAAAAAGATTATATACGTGCAATTTGGATAGCACTTCATGCCAGCTATGCATTGGAAGCACTACGCTTTATGGTTAGTTTTGCAACAAGTCTAGCAATGGTTGAGAATAAAATTTATATTGGCAATGGAAACATTATCAGTTTAATTTTACAAGATGAATTGTTACATGCAGAATGGACTGCTTATATTATTAATCAAGTATTAAAAGATGATCAACGTTTTGCTGATATTAAATCAGAATGTGAAGCAGAAGTGTACGCTATGTATGAATCAGTTATAGCTGAAGAAAAAGCATGGGCCGACTATTTGTTCCAAAAAGGCCCAGTGATTGGATTAAATGCTGACATACTTAAAAACTTTGTTGACTACTCAGCTTTTATTAGACTCAAAGATATAGGAATTAAATACTTAGGAGAGCATCCCAAGTCTAGTCCTATCCCATGGTTTAATAAACATGTCAATATTGGAAAGAAACAAAGTGCTCTACAAGAAACAGAGTCAACAAATTATGTGATTGGTGTGATGAGCGATTCAGTTAGTCACGACGAGTTACCAGATCTATAAAGGAAAGATATGAAAGCAATAGTATGGTCAAAATATAATTGTATATTTTGCGATCAAGCAAAAACATTATTAGAATTAAAAGGTATTCCATTTGAAGAAAAGAAAATTGGTGATGGATATACCAAAGAAGAATTATTAAAATCTGTACCTAATGCAAGATCAGTTCCACAAATATTTTTAGATGATGAATATATTGGTGGATTCAATGAACTTAAGGCCAAATTAAATGGATAAACTTGATAAGTTTGAATGGGACGACTATCCTAATATTGGAATTATAGCACAAGAGCTAAGTCAGTCGGCATTACCAAGTCTTACACAAGATGAATTGGATAAATTACTGGCCAATACATATACCATAACTACCAGTAGTTCTTGGTTAAGTTCGGGAAATAATAATATATCAATTGGTAATTCTGGTTCATATGTGATCGGCGGTGCTAGTGGACCACATTGGGGTAATACTGTTTCTAGCTTTAGTAATAATAATCCCAACCCAGCAATGACAGTAAATGGCGACCTAATTGTTAAAGGCAAAAACATTGTCAACATATTAGGTAAGATACAAGATAGACTTGCTATTTTAGATGAGCCAAGTCCAGAGAAATTAGAAAAACATGCGGCCCTTAAAAAAGCATATGATAATTACAAATTGTTAGAGAAGTTAATTGGAGAAGAGTAATTCAGCTAAGGGAAGAACTAGTTATGATTCACAGATAGGTGACTCGGTAGTTCCGTTTTTTAATAGAAACGTTACCCCATATGCTACTGAATCTAGCGGACCAAAATTTGATCTTGTTCCTGTAGAGAAACAAAAAGACATCATGCTCAATGTAGCAAGGATGCATGCTCAACAAGAATATGATCGTATAATGGAATTGGTTTCAGTATTGCAAAGACAAGCTGATGAACTTAAAAGAAGATTAGATGTTACTGATATGGTTCATGCCGCAGAGTATAGTTTTCAAATTGCTCACGGCAAAACATATTGGCTAGTGTATGATCATAGAAAAGAGTGCACAAGATTAAACATGCAAGGTCCCAAGGACTGGAGCACAGGTCCTCCGAAAGAATGGGAATATATATGTCAAGTCAAGTGGATGGGAGATTACTCCTGGATTGAAATTAAGGATTAAAAATGTTATTATTAAACAAAGGTTATAAGCAGGGAGATGTAGTTAGTTTAAAGCTGATAAATAGTGATGAACTAATTGCTGAGTTTGAAAGTGAAACTGAAACGTCGATTAAAATTCGTCGTCCATTAGCACTTACAATGGCTCAAGGTGGATTGGGAATGATGCCTTGGATGTTGTTGGGTAGTGATGAATTCATTACATTAAGTAAGAATCATGTTATGGCAATCAGTGCAAGTAAAAAGGATGCCGCAAGTCAGTATACACAGGGTACAACTGGAATTGCAGTAGTTTAAAATGCCAGTAACTCATGACCATATTAATACAACTATCAGTGTTAATGTGGGTCAATCATTTACCATGCAAGGAATAGCAGATGCAATACGCAATGCATATCCGCCTGGGGTAAATGTAACTGGTATAACAATACCTTTATTAAGTATTGCTTGTAAAACTGATGGAGTTATCGATCCTATTAGTGATATCATGGCTGCTGTTACTAGAATATATAATTTTCTTATGCAGTCATTTGTTAATCCTATATGGACTGCCTTATATTCAATATATCAACAATTGAAAAAATTGGGGCTAGGGGTACTGGACTTATCAATAGGAGTACTAAATTTACATATTAGTGATTTATTCAATCCAAATATCTATAGTATTATTGAAACAGCAGTAACTGATCTTTATCATCATGCATATAATCAATTAATGAACGTGCTTGATATTTTAAATATCCCAAGACAAATTATTAACGATATCATAAGTGCTGAAAAACAATTAGAAATTATTATTAAAAATATATTTGTTAGTCTGTGGCCTGCATTAATAAAAAAGATTAAACAATTAGTTGACTATATTCAAGAAGGATTAGCACTATTAGGTAGTTATTATGATATTTTTAAAGCTGCAGTGGATAAATTTCTTGGCAAAATAATAAATTTGTTAGCACATCCGCCAACTATTAATGATATATATCAAGCATTATTAAAATTAGCACAACAATATTATAATAAAGTAGCAGGTATTACGTGTTGGGACATAATACAAATTATTGAACAATTTTCTTTACCTATATTTGGACTACCATTAGACTATAAACTTCCTTTGAACAAATCTGTAAATATGCCTTGTGTAGATTTACCACATATCTTAAGTGACATGATGATTTGGATTAATAATTTTTTACTTAATATTGTAAAGAAATTCATAGCAGCTATAACTGATATTTTAAATTATTTCGGACTTGCCATTAAATTTCCAACAATACAAATACCAATAACGCTTTGTGTTACCAATATATCTTAAATAAATATATGATCTGGTAGGGGTAAAGTTTGCATAGCAACTTGGCTAGGGTGAAAGGCCCTTAGGTTAGACGGAGACCCCACACGCCCTACGGAGTCCGTCAAATTTTTAAGAGCTAACGGATGTACGATAAATAATAGTGGTGGTAAAACTTATCATTATTTTTATAAATCCGGAACATATACTGCATAACAATCTATACTCAAAATATTACAATGACATTAAACTCTAGCGGTCAACTTAGTTTAGGTGGAAGTACTACTGGGCAATCTATTGAAAAAGAATTAGGTATTGGACCTACGACACAAGCATCATTTAATGATAGTAATTTTCGAACATTAGCCGGAAAATCATCTGGACAAATAGCTTTAAATAACTTTTATGGTAAAAGTTCTGCAATTACTGTTAGTTCTTTGAATAATAATGTAACAGTTTTATCTCCAATAGGTATCGCAGTTAATCCATCAGGTAAATTTATGGTTGTGGGTGCAGGCTCAGGTCAATTGCCAAAAAGCGCAACAACCACAAATGGTAGTTCTTGGACAGCAGTATCCTCTATAGGATCGTTTACTTCAAATGATTATATAAGAGCTGTCGCTTGGCATCCAGTATCCAATTTGTGGGTTGCTGTCGGTGGTAACAATAGTGCTTATCAATTCGAATATGCGTATAGTAGTAATGATGGAGCATCATGGACAACAGGTTCAGCAGGACCTAGTGGTGGTATTTCACCTCCTTTTTGTTTGGCAATAAATCCATCTGGAGTTTGTGTAAGTGTTGGAAATAATTATAGTGGTGGATCTCCAGTAGTATATTACTCAACTAATGGTACCTCTTGGAGTTATACGACTCTTTCCAGTATTAATCATATAGAATTTACCAGTGTATGTTGGGATTCTTCTGCTGGGGTATTTGTGGCTGTAGGGTCATATAGTACTATTGGTAATTCATATAATGCTGTATATATGACCTCAAGTAATGGAAGCTCATGGAGTGCCCCATCATTGATGGGAACCGCTTGGTCTCCATATCGTGTTGTATGTAATTCTAATGGATTGTTACTTGCTGTAGGAAGTAGTGTGTTGAACAACAGTAGTGGTAGTGCAGGAAATGCTAGTTATAGTTTGTCGTCTAATGGTGGATCAACTTGGTCAACACCTGCAACATTCAATTCTGTAGAAACTGTATACCCTGCAAACGGTTACAATATAGTTGCTGTTGCTACTCCGTCAAATAGATTTTTTGTTATGAATTATCAAGGAAGTGGAAACTTAGGATATACAAGTTCTTCCGATGGAACAACATGGGCGCCTTGGGCAGCTTTCCCAGGTACTGCTGATGATTGGTCTTCTGTAGCCGCAAGTTCAAGTAATTTAATTGTAGGTGTTGGAAGTTACTATGGCACTGCAATTATTGCACAGGGTTAATTTTAATACATCAATTTGCGTTAGTATATATGTGTTTAATAGCATTTATACCCTACTTACCGTAAATATAGGATGAAAAAAGAACAAATATTAAAATGGACAGCAATGCTTTTGTATGTTACTGAGATAACATTAACAAGTTTTGACATCTATCCCGTTAATATTTTTATTGGATCAACAGGTAGCATTTTTTGGACATGGGCCGCAATAGTAACAGCAGATATTCCACTTATTTGGAGCTCAATTATAGCCGTAGGGGTTTTTGGTGCTGGTGTGGTAAATTACTTAATTCACGTTATTCATTGACAATAAATAAATTTGCTGTATAATATACAGTATGGTTGTAATCCCTTCCGAGCGAAGGCGTTGCGGACCCGGGGGCAGAGCCCGGCTGGTCCACCATAAGCACATGTCTTACATGAAAGAAACCTCTGAGGGCTGTAATGGGGTGTGCTTTTGATGGGCCAGACACAGTTTCGACGTGGCGAGATAGTAGAGACGGCAACACGGTAATGTGAAAACCGTAGGATTGGGGTGACCCGGTCGCAGAAGCAAAAAATATAAATGCAAATGACGCATTCTATGGAGAAGAGCGCCTAGCGGCGTAAACTCCACGGGGTAGGACTTACCTTGTTACCAAAATAACCAAAGGGCCTTGACTGGCCCTTTCTTTTTCTATATAATAAAACATTTAGTACACGGAATTATAATGAGTAACCTAACAGAGTATTTTAGGCGTAAAGCTGAGGAATTACCTAAACCTAAATTCCAAATGGGCGATAGAGTTTTTGGACGTTGGAATGATGTGCCATTCATAGGCACAGTTGGACAGGATGTTAACAAGCGAGTCAGTGTACACACTGATCTTCCAATTAGGTTTGAAGGCGTCAACAGAAATGTTATAATAGTTCCACAGAAAGACTTAATTAAAGTAATAGTAGAATAGGAAACATAATGGATAAATTAATATATTGGATGAATGAACATAACGTGGAAATTTCATGGTTCTTAATTGGTTCTTTAGTTCAGTCTGCGTTTTTTGATTTTGGCAGGGGCGATTTTTTTGATGCATTAGTCTGCATTGCTATCGCATTTCTTAATTATTTACTAGTGAAAAGGAAAATTTAATATGGATGTAGATATTGCAGCAACTGTTTTGGCAGGAACTATTTTAACTGGGCTAGCCGTCATAGTGGCAGTAATTACAGTTGTGATTATTAATAACATAGTTCACAAATATTGGAAACCTATTAAATGGTTAAGTATACAGGATCAACCATTATATTCTACAATAGAAGAACCTTCATTAGAAGTAGCAT